AAAGTTCCAATACACGGGTTGGTTTGCGTTACCTACGATGGTTTGTTGTTGCCCGCCGTAGGTCACATCAGTGCCGTTCTTGTTAATCCAAGTCCATACCTGCACAGCTGACGAGTTCGTGTGTGCGGTCTGCAGGGTGACTTGGAAGTTGTACATGCCGTCGGCAGACACAGTAATGCGCGTGTCGTTAACAATACTAACGCCGTTACCGATATAGGTGTTCTCGAACTCGACAGGGTATCCAGTGTTAACCACCGCCGCAGTCTGATCGGTCGTGCTATAAAAAAGCCCCCGTGGCATATACAGGAACTTGCCGCCGTCGTCGGTACTAAGCAGGCCGTTCACAGTGCGGGTAAGGCGGTTGAAGAACAGACGCAGCACGTTGCTGTTCTGATCCATGTAAGGCCGCTGATATTGCTCTGGCGCTAGCGGTAGGGCGGGAGGTTCGGCGCGCTGGATTTCGTTGGCCATTAGCGTCTCCCATCAGGCCGCATATCAATCCGCGGCGTCCCAAGCTGCCACTGCACGCCTTCCCCATCAGACTCAATTTTAATTGCCAGCTGCCGCCCACGCACCCGCGTATATACCTGCCCCGTATACTGCTCGACCGGAATAACTGAGGTGCGGGTCACCGTGGCGGTGTTTGTGCCGCCTTCAGACGCAGGGTTATTGTATCCAGAACCAGAATTAGCCAGTGGAAGCAATGTCATGGTAACGCTCGGAGAGCCAGTCGTAGACCCGTCAAACCGTAAGTCGGGCAGCATCCGCCACACAAAGGCAAACCGATCGCCGTCCCCGAGCGCAAACTGTGTCGACGCAATATAGGCAGAAATCGCCTGTGTGGTGCCAGTCTCGTTGTCGTCTACACCCTGCTCGTGGTTGACGAGATTGTTGCTGTACGTAGCAGCGAGCGGATAGTCCCGTAGACCCGAATCCAGCCACGCAGAGCGCCCCAACGTGCCATAGTACCAAATGTCTTCCATGTAGTTGTAAACGACATAGCGGTCGTTCTGCGTCGAGTTTGCAGAACAGTAGAACCACCAAACCTCGTGAAACGACTCGTTTGTACCCGCTATAACCTGCTCGTACTGTTGGTGGTTAAAGTCATCAAAGATAAACTTACGCAGGTCGCAGCGGAGAGGCTGCGTGCGCCCGTCATATTTGTAGAACTTGTCGTTACCCATCCAGTAAGCTACGCCATTGGCGTATGCCACGGCGTTCTGCGAAGCGATGGACATATTTTCCCCGACGAGCTGCGCGCCCCATACAGCGGGGGCGCCCTGATACTGCAGGGAGTAGAGCGCGGCGTCCGTCCATACCAAGATTTCCTGACGGGACTGCGCGGCGGTGATGATCTCGGTGCCCCGAGACAGGCGTAAGCTACCCGCTTGGTTTGTCGCTGCAGGTGTCCACTGCACGGCGTTTTCTTGGTCAGACCAGCGGATCAGCATCGGGTCTTGGATGACGCTACCTAACTCGTTACAGCCCATAGCGAACACAAATCGACTGACGTCCGAGATTGTAATGAAATTCTGTATGGTCGGCACATTCGACGCGCCGGAGAGTGATGAAGCAAGAACCCCACGAGAGGCTAATCCGCCCGTCGCATCCCAGTAATATATGCCGCCGCCGCGTGGCCCAAAGATCAAGTCTTCGCCGAAGTTAGACTGGCTCCACAGGCGCAAGGAGTCCGTGGATGAGGCGCCAATACCCCAAGTGCCAGACCCCCAAGTAGACGCACCCCAGCCAGTCAGCGGCACGGTGAACGCCGGACCAATATTGATCTGATATGCCGCGGTGACCGACCCGCCGCCCGTCGCGCTCGACGTCGCTGCAGTGCCTACGTCGATTGTGTAGGTTCCCGCACCGGTAACTGTGAGTTGGTACTCACCATCCACGGTCACGCCGCCAACGGCTGTGGCCCCGCTAAACGTTACGAAATCTCCGTCGAGATACCCGCCAGCTGCGTCAGTAACTTCGACAAGCGACGAACCCGCAGTGGTTTCGAATGGATTAGTTAAGGCTACTGTTGCACGTAGCGGGGTGATGTCATTGTACGCACCGCCCTGCTCGATATAGAACTTGAGGTTAGTGCCTACGCCTAGCAAGTTCTGACTGCCAAGCGTAATCCAATTCCACAACGAGCGGCACACACCTTGGAATGTCGATACAGAAATACGCTGCCACCCACCGATCTTTTCTGGCAGGCCCTGACGGAACCGGATTTTATCGCACTCGTACCAGCGGCCCTCGTTGGTGTAGCTGGTGTTCTCTCGGTTAACCCCCGGTTGGAAACGTATGTTCTGTAGCGGCATGTCTCACCTCACATGGTGTCGCCAAAAATGCTTGGCAGTGTGGTTACTTGAATAGAGACACTTTGCTTCAGATTCAGCGGTTCTCCACAGTCGGAGCAGGTATCCGCAGCCAACTCAGCCTCGTCTACGTCATACCCGCAGTTCGAGCATACGTGCTCGATTGTGTGCGCCGGTTCGACGACACCGTTCTCTAGCGTGCGTGGTTCGTTAACAACTTTCATATCATTTACTCCCGCACAGTCTGTCGTACGTCTCGTTATGCACCGTTGTATCTACCAACAGCTCTCTGTCATTATTTAACAGCCAGTCTACAGTATCCTGACTGGAAAAGAAATGCGGCTTCGCTACATCGCAGTAGCTATCCGTCATTCTTATTCCGCACCCAGCGAGAAGCGCGCTGGCGCAAGCTGTTATCATCAAGGCTTTCCACATACTCTTCGACCTCCTTGGCGGTACGAATCTGGTCCAGCCGCCGTTCTTTTTCTTTGGCTTCGGCTTTTTCCAGCGCCGCTTTGATTCCCGCACTGCGCCAACCTAGCAAACCAAGCACGATGCCCACTGCAATCATGCCATAAATCTTAAATCGTAGTGGGATTAGTCCGATCATCTTACACCATCCGCCCACTTCTTGAGGCGCTCCCGCATGATCCACAGACTAAACAGCACACCAACTCCAACAAACCCTAACACGATATACTGTGCGTATCCATCGAGCGCCGTAATAGCTGTGATAGCCGCACCTGCCTTAGTCCCAATATCAAGCGCACTGGCCTGCATGGTCTTAGATTGTGCGGGTGAGGTACGCGGCGGTTTCGGCGTAGGTTTTGGTGTAGGTGCTGTTTGATTTAGCCAGCTGTCTACTTGGAATGTAGGGCAGGCTTTGGCGTTCGTTACGTCGTTATGCCCGATTACTTTCGTAATAGCAGGGAACTCCATTTTGAGCTGCGCAAGCAACCGACGCAGTGCACGGTCTTGTTCTGGAGTAAAGTTCTCGTCGAAGTCATCATCCGCTGCACCGCCATGGCCCCCGAATAGGCTGACCCCGATGCTGGTTTTATTGTGCCCTTTTGCGTGGGCACCTGAACGCTCAACGGGGCGTCCATCTATAATAGTTCCATCACGGTCAATGAGGTAATGATACCCGATGTCTGACCACGATCTAGGTGGCTCGGTGTGCCACTTACGGACCTCATCTACTTTTTCCTGTGCAGTGTGGCCTTCCAACCAGTTTGGGCGCGTAGCAGTGCAGTGCACGATAATTGTGTCTATTTTTCGCATTCTATATACCTCTCCGCTATTTTGCGGTGTTTCGTTATTATAACAACTTTTCCCCGCTTGTCATATACCACGTATTTTCCAAGCCTGTTGAAGACCATCTTCACCATCGCCCAACGTATTTACCTAAGAAGAAAATACCCAATACCGCACCTGTCGCGACTAATACTACTATGGTTGCGATCTGTAGCTTTTCTATAAATTCTTCTTGCTTTTTTATGGCGGCTTTCTTCGCAGCCTGTCGTTGTTTGCGTGCTTCGGCTTGCCACTGCATCCACCTATCCCATTGGCCAGGTCTACCATACAAACGGATATAAGACTCGAGTTCCTTACGTTGTTCTCTTATTTTTTCAAGCTGTTGAAATTCTTCCCAGTCCCCTTCGGCACCGCCTGTAATGGCAGTCAGTGGACTGTTCTTCTTTTTCTGTACTGCGTCTTTGAGTTCTTCTTCTGCGGTAAGAAACTTCCCCACAGATGACATAAGGTCTGCGCCTTCGCGCCCATTCTGGATACATGTGCGAATTACGCTATACGCCGCGTTAGCTGCCGCAATGGTTTCCAGAATAGCCATTATACCTCACTACAGTCACCGATTCCGCAGTTGCTCTTCCAAGTGCTTGATCGTTGCATTCGCTGCAGCCAGCGCAGCCTTTACTTCTGCCATCTCTTTTAGCAGCTGTTCGACCTTTTCTCTGAGGTCTTTATTTTCTTGTTGCAACGTATCCACTTGAGCCTTCAAACTTTCACGAAATTCTGCCTTATCTGCGTTGTCGGCTGCTTTCGCTTCAGCCGACAGTTTTGCCTTTGTTTGCATCCACTGCCATAGACCCCCGGTTCCGAGGATACCAATGGCGGCAACTATAATCGGTGTCCAATCCATCACTTCCCCTTCATTCGGTCCATCTCTAGCATTTGGCGCGTAACGAGGTTAGCCAAGAACA